TACAAGATAATGCATTAGCACTTGATTACACAGGCTTCCGATGATTCCCGTGAAATAGGAACCTGATGGGATACCGTCCTTCTTGCCACGATACACCTTGCCGTTAGGCATCAAGATAGGTGTCATCAAGAAAAACTTCACAATCTTATCCCATTCAACGTCATCCACAGCATGAAACCAACCTCTTATCATCTTAAAGACCAGAGAGATGAGCTGTTTTGGCATATTCGCATCGAACGATGACCAGTCGAACGTCCCCACAAATGGTTTCCACGTAATCGCATTTATGCGCGCGGCTACCTGAGACTTCCTAAGGCCAAGAATGTACGGCGACTTGAACTCAGTAATGGCACTTATTATTGGACGGGCGTATAACCCTTCCAGAACGGTCATAGACATGGGGTAACCCCACACCAACCGCACTTTGGACTTCCAAACGTCAGAGTCGTAACGACCCTGAGTCCGGTAGTAAGCCACACATGGTTCAACATCAGCCGTATTAACATCAAGTTTCCAACCAGCATCCACCACACTCCCTTTGCTAGAGAACGTGGGTGCACCAGCAGACTTACTGCGCAGTAAGTGTTGCACAACGACCTTTTCACTCGCTCTTTCAAGCGACCTGTTTAAGTCGGCATACTGATCTTCAACTTTACTGAAGGCTTGAGATAATAGGCGTCGGTCTGGCAACCAGACACCCTGACGATCGTATTTCCGTAGAGCACTATATAGCGCATCAGCCTGGTACTTAGACTGACATGGCTCGTCATTCTGCCATACGAAACCCTGATCCTCCAGGGAAGTAAGCAAGAATCCGTCTTTTACAACACCGCGGCTTGTATTGATCGTCCTAAGATACCTCTCTACCCCCTCGTGCTTTTTATAAGGATAAGCACGCAAAAACCGGAACCGTCCAACTTTCATAGTGGCAGTCATAACACTTCTCCATTAGAGGCTCACCAGAGCCTAGGTTAACTGAGGGATATTGAGTAAACACATTAGACCCATAAACAATGTCCTGGGAGAACACCACTAGGTCTACAACAAATCTTTAAGGATCGAAGCGGCCTTTTACAGGCTATTTCTG